TCGGAGGTCTCGGCGACGGGCATCAAGAACATGCTGCTGACGCTGGCGGCCGGCGATGCCGCTACCCGACGCCAGCGCGAGGCGTTCAAGGAGCTGGGGCTGGACGCCGGCAAGATGGCCAAGCTCATGCAGACCGATGCCAACGGCGCCATCCTGAAGGTGCTGCAGAGCCTGCGCGAGCTGCCCAAGTCGGCCCAGGCCGCGACGATGACGCAGCTGTTCGGCCGCGAGTCGATCGGCGCCATCGCGCCGCTGCTCACCAACCTGGAGCTGCTGCAAACCAACTTCGACAAGGTCGCCGATGCGCAGAAATACGGCGGGTCGATGGCGGCCGAATACGCCTCGCGCGTGGCCACCTCCGCCAACTCGCTGCAGCTGGCCAAGAACACGGCCGTGGTGCTGTCGCAGTCCATCGGCGCCACGCTGCTGCCGGACTTCAACGCGCTGGCGCGCCAGGTGGCGGGCGTAGTGGTCAAGATCACCGAGTGGATCCGCGCCAATCCCCAGCTGGTGGCCATGCTCGCCAAGGTGGTGGTGGGCGGCACGGCGCTGGTCACGGTGCTGGGCGGCCTGCTGATCGCGGGCGGCACCGCCGCCATGGCGTTCTCGCAGATCCACCGCGCCGTCGGCCTGCTCAGCGGCGGCCAGGGCCTGGGCGCGCTGGTCAGCCAGTTCGCGAGCCTGGGCGGGCGCGTGCTGCCCATGCTGCTCAACGTCGGCCGTGCTCTGCTGCCGCTGCTGGGCGGCATCAGCTTGCCGGTGCTGGCCATCGGCGCGGCTGTCGCGGTCGTGGCGGCGCTGGTCTGGAAGTACTGGGGGCCGATCAAGGCCTTCATGCTCGGCCTGTGGCAGGGCCTGCAGGACGCTTTCGGCCCGGTGCTGGCCGAGCTGCGCAGCGCGCTGGCGCCGCTGGCCCCGCTGTGGGACACGATCTCCGGTGCGATGGGCAAGGCCTGGGCGTGGGTGAAGCAACTGTTTGCCCCGTTCCAGGCCACCAGCGAGCAGCTGCAGGGCGCCACCGACGCCGGCCGCGGCTTCGGTCAGATCCTGGGCTCGGTGCTGGTGGTGCAGCTGCAGTTGGCGGTGAAGGCGATCGGCTGGCTGGTCAACGCCTTCGTCACCGTGATGCCTACCATCAAGGCCGTGCTGGGTGACGTGTGGCAGTACGTGCAGGGCATCTGGTCGCTGATCGTGGGCGTGTTCACCCTCAACGGTGATCGCATTCGGGAAGGCTTGGGCCAGCTGTGGAGCGGCATCAACGGGATCCTCGCCGGCTGGCCGGCCAAGCTGATGCAGTTCGGCGTGGACATGGTCAACGGCCTGATCAACGGCATCCGGTCGATGATCGGGGGCGCCAAGAAGGTGATCGGCACGGTGGCCAGCGGCGTGGTCGAGCGGTTCAAGATGGATCTCGGCATCCACAGTCCCTCCCGCGTGTTCGCCCAGCTGGGCAGCTACACCGTCCAGGGCCTCACGCAAGGCGTCCAGCGCGCCCAGGGCGCGCCGGTGGCCGCGGTGGCGGCCATCGGTGCCCGAATGGCCGCAGCCGGCGCTGTCGCCGCGCTGATGGCCTCCACGGGGCCAGCCATGGCCGTTGACACCCGTCCGCCCCTGACCGCACCTGCGCGAGCCGCGGCGGCGCCGGCGGCGGGCGACCACTACGAGATCCACCTGCACGCCGCGCCCGGCATGGACGAGAAGGCGCTTGTCGCGCTGCTGCGCCGTGAGCTGGATTCCATCTCCCGCGACAAGGCCGCGCGGCATCGCTCCGGCCTGCGCGACAACGACAACTGAGGCAACCGGCGATGATGATGAGCTACGGCACCTTCGTGTTCTCCCTCCCCACCCTGGCCTACCAGGAACTGCAGCGGCAACAGGCCTGGCGCTTCGGCGCCAGCGAGCGCATCGGCGCCCGCGCTGCCCTGCAGTTCCTGGGCGAAGGTGAGGAGACCATCGAGCTGACCGGACTGCTGGCGCCGCAGCTCACCGGCACCCGCGATTCGCTGGACACGCTGCGAGAGCTGGCGGGCGACGGTCAGGCGTTGCCTCTGGTGGACGGCACCGGGCTGGTCTACGGCAGCTTCGTGGTCACTAGCCTGCGCGAGACGCAGAGCGTTTTCTTCGCCGACGGCGCGCCACAGCGCATCGAGTTCGCGATCTCGCTGCGCCGCGAGGACAGCACCGCCCGGCCGGGAGCTGCGGCGTGACCGCCGTTCCCGCCTGGCGCGTGGTGCTGGACGGCCAGGATCTGACCGCGCGCATCGCGCCGCGCCTGATCGATCTGACGCTCACCGAGGATCGCAGCGGTGAGGCCGACCAGCTGGACCTGCGCGTGCATGACCATGACGGCAAGATGGCGCTGCCCCGCCGCGGCGTCACCCTCGCCGTTGCGATCGGCTGGAAGGAGACCGGCCTGGTGGATAAGGGCACCTTCGAGGTGGACGAAGTGGAATACAGCGGCTCGCCCGACGTGATCTGCATTCGTGCCCGCAGTGCCAACCTGACGCAGAGCCTGCGCAACCGCCGCGAGCGCAGCTGGCATGCCACCACGCTCGGAAGCGTTGTGCGTGCGATCGCCGGCGAGCACGGCCTGAGTGCGCGCGTAGACGATAAGCTGGCCAGCGTGGCGTTGCCCCATCTGGACCAGGCCAACGAGAGCGATGCGAACCTGCTCACGCGACTGGGCAAGCGCTTCGACGCGACAGCCACCGTCAAAAATGGCGCCCTGATCTTCGCGCCCATTGGCACGGGCAAGACCGCCAGCGGCAAGGATCTGCCGACCTACACCCTTACTCGCCAGGACGGTGACCAGCACCGCTATAGCGTGGCCGACCGCGACTCATACAGCGGCGTGCGCGCCTACTGGAACGATACGAAGGGCGCGCGGCGCAAGTCGGTTCTGGTGGGCAGCGACGAAAATGCCAAGACGCTGCGCGAGACCTATGACAGCGAGAAGTCGGCGCGAGAGCATGCTGACGCCGAGTTCAAGCGCGTGCAGCGCGGCGAGGCGAAGCTCGATTTCACTCTTTGTGAAGGGCGCGCAGAGATTAGCCCGGAGGCCACTCTGATCGTCGTAGGCTTTAAACCGCAGATAGACGCCCAGCGCTGGCTCGTCGCCAAAGTCACTCATACGATTCAAGGCTCTACTGGCTTCACCACATCCCTGGAGCTGGAGTGCTCTGCCTAGGCAGTCTTTGCCGAAAACGTGCATAAGCGCCGCTAGGCGTTGCGGTCGGTGCGGTCGGTGCGGGGCGGATACTGCCGAAAACGTGCATCGAGGGCGGCGAAAGTGTGCCGGACAGCGCACTGTGGTCGTGACCCTTCAAGATGAATGCGCCAGAATCTTGACTCACTAAAGTCGACGATGTTACCTAGGCCCGCACCAGGCCGTACGAATGACCCGGCGCAACGCCGGATACCCGTCGAATTCAGGAAGGACTCGATATGGCAACGCAAGGCATCGATCCAAGTTCCATCTCTCTTTCGAGCAACGGCTCCATCCAGCACGCTGACCCTTACGCCAGCACATTGGCTGACAGTGCCGGGGTTGTGATCCAGGCTGGCGGCGCGAATGACATGTGCACGAATCAAAGCACGTGCAAGGGCACAAACATCGACTGTACGAACAGCGGGAATTGCGGCGGGAGCACCAACATGGGTGCCTGTCGAATGCCGGGACGTCAGTAGCCTCTCTCCTACTGTGTCCACATCGGAAGGATTCCCATGGTCAGCGAAGCCTCTTTGGCAGGCGCGCTTTCGAATAAGCGCTTTGAGCTAATTATCCTGCCCACCGAGAAGTGCAATTTCAGGTGCACCTACTGCTACGAAGACTTTCAGATTGGCCGAATGAGCCGATCAACGATTGATGGCGTGAAGCGCTTGATCGAGTACCGAGCCGAGGAGGTTGAGGACCTCACGGTTTCTTGGTTCGGAGGTGAGCCCTTGCTGGCGCCAGATGTAGTCCGCGAAATCGGGGGTCACGCACATTCTGTCTGTAGCGCGCGTGGGATCGCCTTTCATGGCGCGCTTACTACCAATGCCTATGTCCTCAATGATCGACTCTTCGCAGAGTTGATGGCTATGGGCCATAACAGCTACCAGATCACGCTGGACGGCGACCGTGATTGGCACGACCGCACGCGCCTTCTCGCAAACCAAAAAGGTACGTTCGACGTGATCTGGGCAAACCTGCTCTCTGCGCAGCGGCATCCCGGCCACTTCACTATTACGCTTCGACTTCATGTCCATGCGGAAAATATTGAGTCGGTTCGCAGCCTCTACGGAAAAGTGAAGTCACAGTTCGGAGGTGATGGGCGTTTTGAGACGTTCTTTCATAAGATCTCGAACCTGAGCGGCGAGAAGGGCATTCCTCAGCAAGAGCTCGACTACCATGGATATCGAGAGGCGCTGGCGTATATCACCGGCAGCCGCTCCGTTGATGAACAGGTCAACGCCGATGTCACGCTCTCCGACTACATCTGCTATGCCGCGAGGCCTAACTCGCTACTGGTTCGCGCGGATGGCCGCATTGGAAAATGCACTGTTGCGCTTAATGACCCACGCAATGATGTCGGGCGCCTACTCGACGATGGCACTCTCCAGCTCGACCAGAATCGCCTACGGCGATGGTTTGAGGGCTACCGCGATATGCATGCGCAGACCCTATCCTGCCCACTCTCGACGCTGTCAGCGTAAAGGATGACCTCGTGATCTCCAGCATTGATCCGGCCAAGATTGCGGTTTCCAATTCGGGCAGTGTGGTCGTCAACGATCCGGCGACAGCGCGACTGAAAGAGAATCCCATGTGGCTATCTCCGCTAGGCAACGCGGGTTGCCAGAATGGCGGTTGCAACACGTCGTGCACCAACACGACCGACTGCACGGGCACCAACAATCGTGGCTGCACTAACGTCAATCTCTGCGTCATGCCCGGCATGGGCGGCTAATTGGAGAATCAAGATGAAAGACATCAATGAAGGTCGCCGCAACCTCCTGAAAGCGGCCCCGCTGGGCGCCGCAGCGCTCCTGGTAGGGGCAGGCTCGGCTATGGCGCAAACGACCAATGGAACAACGCCGGCTCCCTCCGCGCCGCTTAAGATCGCGCGCGCGTCGGCCTTCTTGGTGAAGGTTGACTCTCTCGATCCCGCGTTGGATCCCGTCAAAAGTTCTGTGATCACGCAAGCGAAGGCTGGTGAACGAGTAAACCTCCTGGGGACGCCCCTCGCCCAACCTTATCTGATCCAAATTTCGCGCGACGAAGCCAATAGCACAGATGCCGGCGAGTTCTATACCGTCTCCATCCTCGATCTCAAGGGAAAGGTTCTGAATTCCTCGAACATGGACGAAGCATCTTCAGTCACGTTCACCAAGCAACAAATCGCGATTTCGCTTCGCGTCCTTTCATAAGCAACGCTGCTACTCCGACAGGGAGACCCGTGGCCGCCGCTACCTCGGCGGCCATTTTTATGCCTACGCGTCATCGGATCAGCCGTGACCCGCCAAGTGGCCATTTCCTGCCTTGTTGCGCGCCCCCCCATCTTCAGCATGGGACCTCGCCCTCGTGCAGTTTGATCCCTGGCCGAAGTTATCTCGACCACTGCTCACTTCCAAATCCTGGATGCTAGGCGAACCTCAACGCCGGGTGGGTCTCGCCGATAACGCAGTTCTTTGCGAGGACCAGCTGTCCTATCTGCAGCTCGATCAGGACCGCTTTTTTTTGCCGCCAACGCTGAAGCTGTTGTCCTGGTGCAGATCACCGCCGACGGTATTCACCTGGCCGATCTCGCTATTGCCAAAGGCAACCTTGAT